GCATTTCAATCCAAGGAGGCAACTGAGGGAGCCTTTCTTGACCGATAAGTAAGCACATCGGAGCCACTGGCAACAGTGGTTCTCATTGTATTTATTTAAAGCCTGAGGAGGCACAACATGAACATATTAAGCATTCAAATTATCAAAGACTTACCAACCTACAGTGAGCAAGATTTAAGCATTCTTTTTGGTCGCTTAACCCTGAACATGTACGGCGCTGACGTTAGCAATGAGTGTGCAACTTTTGTATTCAATGAGCGTGATCGTCGCGATGCAATTGCACCAACCAAGTAAATCCATCGAAGCCGTTGGCAACAGCGGTTTCCATTGTATTTATTTAACCAGTCTGAGGAGACAACCATGCAAGTAAACACGAAATTAACACCAGACCAAAACAGTCCTGCCTATCAACTAGCACAGGCTATAGATGCACTTAGATCACGCATTGAAGACTATCAGGATGACCTGAGGCTCGAGTGGGAGAAAGACTTGGGTGACCTTAGCGAGCATTACCAGTGGAATGCTGAAGATGCGGCAGGCTTACTTGAGCAGGCAGTTGAGCTTATCGATCCTATGTTTAATGCCTATGAGTAATCGGCACTGGGGTGAAGATTCTTTTTCCCCGATTCAAAAAAAAGTAACTACATCAAGGCCACTTGAGGAGTGGTCTTTCTTGTATTTATTTAAAAGCCTGAGGAGGCAATCATGAAAACCATTTATGTTTCAAAAGAACGCACCACCGAACGCGAGGTAGCCGCCTACCTTCCAAGCAACTACCAGATAACTGATCAGTGTGACGATTACTATATTGTAACTGGCGAGGATCATCTGGGGTGGACTGTTAAAGGTTATGTCATCCCACGCTTACAAAGTGGGTGGATTCAAGTCCACGGTCTGTCTGAAGAGTAGCTGAGTGATTCTCAGCCGAAACACTGGTTCGCCAGTGTCACAGAAAATCACTTAGCCTGAGGAGGCAATGATATGTATTTATTTACACAAGATAGCAATATGGGATCAATGCGGATAGCCAGCCAAGCAAAGTCACTTAAAGCATGGGCTACCCAATTCCCTAGCACCGAAGAAGGCACTGAAATGCGAGTCTATGGAAGCCAGAAGAAGTTCAGGGAAGGCTTCGACTACACGCTGTATACGTTCACTGATGGCAAGCTGAAGAAGTCAAACGGTCAGCCCGTAGTTGAGCTTAGTCGAATGTTTTTTGATAATCGCCGCGATTGCCCACACTTTGATATGGGCTAGAAATCCAACTGATGAAGACTGGATTGTGACCAGTCGAAACACCCTTCGGGGTGTCTTGGAAAACTAAAGCCTGAGGAGGCACATTATGAGATATAAATTTAACGATGGCGGGAGAGCTGATGCCGGTTATAAAGGGCATGCAGGAGACTGCGTTCCCAGATCAATCATCATTGCTAACAACCTACCCTACAGGCAGGTTAGGGCTGATCTTGATGAGAAGGTCAAGGTTATGACGGGCGGATTGTGTTCATCAACACAAAATGGAACACCTTCCCCCGTAGCTCATGCATACCTGACAGACCTTGGTTGGGAGACAGTGCCAATGGTAGGAAGCTCGATTTCTGAGGTTCCAACTAGCGGCACTTTTATTGTGGCAATGAAAACCACAACTCACTGGACTTGCATCATTGACGGTGTAGTTCACGACACGTGGAAGTGTCACGTAACCAAACGAACCAAGGATAAACTTTCTAGGATCTATGGATACTATTGGCGAAATCCACACCGATTAGCGCCTATGCCAGTTTGGGGAGGTAAGTCGAAATGAGCAAATACCCAACGTGGGATATTGAGAAGTATCCATTTACTTGCGACTACATCCTGCAATTGCTTGAAGCCGATTACGAGCCGTCCGAGGTGTACTGGGCGGTGTCGAGGTACTTTCTGCTCAACAACAATACTGATAGACAGTCGCTAGCCAATAAAATAGCTGTACTTAAAACATGCAATGTTATGGCAGGGATGCCTATACCAACCGATTCCAACTGATGAAGACTGGATTGTGACCAGTCGAAACGCCGAGAGGCGTCTTGGAAAACTACGCCTGAGGAGGCTTATTATGTTTGCACAACAAAAGATCCACCCTTTCCTAAAATATGCGTGGGAAATTCTTTTTTTAGAAAATATCTCCAACCCTAAACTTATTGCACGTTGGAGGGCTGACGCCAAAAAGTATCAGCGCGATGACTCGCTTGAGTGCAGGGCTGACCTAAAAGCAACCATCAAAAGCTTACAGCAAGACGGTAAGCTTGCAGTGTATCACTGGTCAAGAGATTGTGATCAGTGCGAGGGCGACAGCATGCGCTTAATCCCTGCCACAGTATTTTCTTACTTGAACTGGGAAGAGCGAATGCACGATCAAGCTGAAGGGCCGTGCCGCACTAAGCCAGTCAGCTTTGATGATTACAACAGCTTTGAGGCAAGCTTTAGAGATCACCGAGCCGAGCAATATAACTACTAATCCAACTGATGAGTTCCTGAGATCGTTCCTCAGGCGAAACGCACTTCGGTGCGTCTTGGAAAACTACGACCTGAGGAGGTCTTTTATGAGTTATTTTATAGCAAGTGCCGATGATCACCCCTACCCTTTCGCTCACGCCGCATTCCAGTGTGTGCAGAAGCTTGGGGACTTTTCTAGCATCGAACGAGATGGTGACTCCATGGTTGTATTCAAATCTTTCGAGAAGTTTGAGCGAAACCAGCCCCACGCTTTTTATGTGGTGCAAGACGGAGTGTTGAAACGCAATAAGTACCGTACTGCCATGTACCAGATACGGGAGATGTTTAGATGAAAACAAATATCTCAGTTGAACTATCCGATGCGGAGCGCAACGTGATCGCCAATTTACTGAAGGGCAAAGAGACCAAGTCTATGGTCACGCGATCTGAACTCAGCGAAATGGTGCAAGGTTTTGTGCAGGGTATCTTAGGATATGAGCCTACAACGACAGCCGCAAAGGTTGTCAAAATAGGATTCTCTCCGATCAATATCAGCGCAAAGCTTCAGCAGTCACTAGACAATCACGGATACCACGAAAGTCACCCGTCTCGACTAGGTTACGTCAGAGGATGGAATGCAGTTGGTAAGTGACAGATCTGAGCAAGACCTGAGGAAGTTCTAGTCATGGATGACCACTGCCCAGATCCGTCACTCACATCATAACACCGGAGTTACTTATGCTTAATGCTATTTTTGGAATTATTATCTGTGGTATATTCTTCGTCTTATGTTCAGGCGCGTGGCTAATATTCATGGACAAGCAAAATGAATGGAACGAACGAAACAAGTAATCACCACGAAGCCATCTACGGATGGTTTCTTAGTGTTAACTTTGACACTATTAAAATCCTGAGGAGGATAAATTATGAAAAATCAAATAGATTCTTTAAGCTTCACTACTGAATACATCGATATGACGCCGACATGGGAAGAGACCGCAGTGATGTTGGTCGCGATCATGGAAGGCAATGGCGATACCGCATGGGCTAGAAGTGAAATCTTCCGAATGGGCAAGATGATTGACAAGCTAACTGCGGTCGAGCCTGAGGAGGATACATTATGAGTACTATTGCACCGATCCATGACCAAGTGATCTCAATGCTTGCCGAGATGGATAAAGCTAAAAGCGTAGACAAGTTTCACGCCATCTACCTCAACTACTTAAACCTTTATCGCAATGAGTATCCAAAAGCATACCGGACACTCACTATGGAATATTTGCTGAAAAAGGAGGTGGCATTATGAAATCAATTACCAGCGATGGCGAAGATTATGATCTCGATGTGCAGGGTGCGATAGCTATACTTGAGTACGCGGCAAGGCAATACTGCCAAGATCATCTTGACGGCGATATTAGGCACTTATATACACGCAAAGAGATATTAGATTCTCTTGCCCTTTTAAAGATGGGTAATTTAACTCGCGGGTTAAATATGGCATGAGTAACCACCACGAAGCTACCCACGGGTAGTTTCTTAGTGTTTATTTTGAACACTTAACTAAATCCTGAGGAGGATACATTATGAGTACTGCCAAAACTGATTATGAGTTTTATGGTATCAAGTGCATTGTTGAAGCGAATGGATACATGGAAGGACGCAGGGAGTGGGCTGGTTGGACGCTCCCTGAAAATGGCATAACTTATTACGAGCGAACAAAGAAAGAGATGCTTGCCAATATGGAAGCAGAGTGCCAAATGTTAGCCGCCGATGAGGGCAGAGAGGACTCGCTAGATCCCCGATACAACGGCGAACTGCCTTAGAGTAATCACCACGAAGCTACCCAAGGGTAGTTTCTTAGTGTTTATTTTTGAACACTTAACCAAATCCTGAGGAGGATACATTATGAGTAATTTAACTTTTAACCCACGACTGCCGGAACATTGCAATATGGATGATCGTGTCTGCGTCAACATTCTAGTTGATGAGCTACTGTCTCGTGGCAAGGCTATCAGAGTCTACGATGGTGAGGAGTGGGTGCAAGCTTCAACCACAGACAAAACTAAAGTTCTAGAAAGTCTCGCGCACACTGGTGAGGATATCATTAGAACTGATGAAGGTAGCTTTTATCTGATCTACAACAATGGCAGTGAAGGTGAGCCCCTGATCCTGATCTCAGATTACACCGACAGTGTGTTTAATCGAGAGGTCTACGAGGCTATTGAAAAGAAAATAGAGGAGGTAGCGTGAACAATCCTGAATTAATGGCTCTGATCAAGGAGCATAAACTAAGCAGTAACGACATCGCAGAAATGCTTGAAGTATCGCCTAACACTGTCATCAATTGGCGGCGGCACGGTGATCCAAAGCATGCAAGAAAGATGAGCCGGTCTAACCTCAAACTCTTGAAGTTAAGTCTAGGCGTCTAGCCCCTTCGGGGGCAATCAATCAAGGGGAAAATAAAATGGCAGGAATAGGCAAAAACACTTCACAAGATGCAAAACGTCACGGTCACACTGGCAACCGTAAAAATCACCAAGTAATTTACAGACCTAGTGCCGAAGAGCGTTTGGAAATGGCAGAATTTGGTTGTACCGATGTAGACAGTTACACAGAATCACCATCTCTTACTTGCAGTAAAGCGTTTGGATTAGCTGAAAGATTGGAAAAAATGCAATACGAAGTTTCAATAAAAACAATTTAATCTAACCGCCCCTTCGGGGGCTGTTTTTTTTGGTCTAGATTATTTAAACCGATACTCCATTAGCACCTTCCATAAACTCTCGATATCTAGCAGATCATGATGTTTCATGACAAGCCTAGGCCCATAGCCAAAGTCCTTTTGGAAATGTGAACCCCCAAACTTCTTACGACTAATCCATCCATTGACTCGCATCACCTCAGGGTCACCTGTCTTCCCAACCAAAACGGCAATCTTGGATTTAAACTTATCCATGTTGTCGAAGATCAGGTTGCCAAACTCTGCATTGTTAAACTTCACATCGATGCTCACCCCCTCAAACCAAAGGTCAACACCCCCATCACTCACTACGTTGACGGTAGGCGTCTCTACGCCCAGCAATCGGGCAACAGCGAACTCTGCCTTAAAGCCGTAGATGTTTGCCTCTACCCTGCTCTGTCGGTCGTTCTCAAGCCTTGGTTTGAAGCCCTGCATCTCGCATAGCTTTACCGTATCGGCTCCCATGATTTCTGAGCTATGAACGTCCTGCTTACTTAGCTTTATTAGCATTATTCCAGATCACCTTTACGCCGTGCATGATGAATTGTTTTGTGTGTATCGGATCTGCAATCTCAGGTATTGAATTGATTGCCTCTCTCCGTTCTTCCTTAGTCTTGAGCCCTACTATCTGGCTTGGTAGGTAATAGATTAGAGTGGCTCTTGCTAGTGCGTGGAAGTCTTTGTGCATGCTTCCCTCTATAGCTTTTAGGCACAGGGGGTATTGGATTTTTTCCGCCGCCAATTTTACAAGAGCCCTGAACTTGTCTGGCTTCATCTAATTAGTATTTCCATGCTGGTTTGCCGTAATAATGATTGACCTGACCGTTTTGTCGGTCTTTTTGATCTTTAGTCATGTGACCAATCCACATGTGTTTACCCGCTCTTTCCCCACCGTCACTTGCCGAAATTTGTTTTATTTTGCCCCCACCCTGCAAGAAAGCCTCAACGTCTTGGCTCATCTGAACTTTACTGATACTGGGTGGATTAGGTTGGCTTTGGCGTAAGTAATAAGAACCTCGTCTAGGCATTTGAAAACTCCAACATCTCGCGCATCAACATAATCCCAGTTGCACAGTCCACAGTGGCAGTCGCGTTTTGATGCTCATCACCCATGATGTCGCTGATCCTGAACACAAATCTCATCGGTTGTCGGTCATACTTATAAATAAGCAATGGAACGTGAGTATCCCCTGCGGAGGTGAGGGTTTGTTGCCACCACTCAGGCTTGAACCATGAGCCCTTGGCGTAGCGCTTGGCCTCAATCATTATGTTGTTGAACTCAATGTCAGCCTTACCGGCGATCTGATATTGATCTAGGTTGCGTTTAAGATGATCAGCACACTCACCAAACTCATCTTGAAATAGTTTAATAAGCTCACGCTCAAAAGCATGGCCTTTTGCTCTTCCGTTAATCATGTATTCCCTCTCCCTCGGTTATGTTCATATGGAGTTGAATCAACTGGTTTTATTTCTTCACTAATTCCTGCATCCAAGCAACACTGAAGTGCGTCTTGTGCAGTGTCTTGAAATTCACCACGGTAAATCTCTTGATTGTCAACGTCGCGAATGATTGGCAAGAAGCCATAACCAGCGACACATCTAATAATAAAATCAGTCATTTCGAGGGTCATCCCCCATGCTAAATCGGTTGTACCAAATGGACTTCATCTTGTCCTGCTCTGACGAGTTTCCTTCTTTAGATCCATTTCGCCACTGGTACTTAAAGGATGTTATTTCAGCCCACTCCTCAACTCTCTGCTTACCGTAGAGCTGTATCATGATGTCGATGCATTCAGCGCCGGTTGCATGCGTGTAGTGAGATGGCGAATAGACGTTCTCCTCCCGTAGATTTTCGGGATGCTCTTTTCGCTCAATTGCTGGGGCCGATTTTCTCACCCGATTCCAGTCTTCGGGTGTTGCTGTATTAATCCCCCCCGATGTTATCTCTAAGCCACTCTCGAAGATCCTGCTCTTTGCCGTACCGCCCAACAAACTTTGCTTTTGATGGGTGTCTTGATGTGAATCTTTCATTGTCTTCTCCTGCCCTGTGGTGCAAGTAGCACAACGGGATTGAATTGAAGTGAGCTTCAGGTTTTGTCTTGCCGTCGATGTGATGAATTTCTGCTGGGGACGTCACTCCCAAGAATTTCTTACACACCACGCACCCGAAATCAGATATGGCGGACATCCACCTTTTTTCTTCAGCGGTGGGCGTCCTCCCTTTCATTGTGTCTCGGCGTCTTCGTTATTAAAGTTGTCAAAAATAGGGTGATCCGCTGGCCGGTGAAAAATTTTATCAATTTCCATGTCAAATATTTGATCAACCCGAACATCAAAATACTTCGCTATTTTTAAAACCGATACGAAGTTCGGGGACTTTGTATGCCCATTTAAAAACCTATTGATGGTTGGTTGTGCCACACCAGTCTGTCTAGCTAAGTGACTCTGGCTTACGTCTTTGTTAAACATTAATGTTCTTAACGATTCATTTTTCATTTTTAGTTCCTATGAGTTATAAATTCTGTGTTTTTCGAGGCGTTGATTCGCCATGTTGCTTTGCCATTGTTTAAATTCCATTTCTGCCGCTATTAATTCCGTTTTGGCTAAGGCCAACAATCCCTTCGCTGTCCCGCGATCACATCGCGCTTGGTACACCGTAATATCTTCATCAGCCGCTCTTATCTGAGCCGCATTTGTTTTAGCTCCGGTATTTAGCTCTGCTTTGACCATTGTCATAGCAACAATTTTCTTTTCATCAGCGTCAGCCCGACCTAATGCCGCTTCTGCTTTGTAGATGGCTTTACCAGCCTCTCTAACTGCGTTTGCAAACTGCTCCTGATCGTCCATTAGCTTTCCTTTGAGTAATTAATGTAATATTTTGGCTTGGAACCTTTTCTTTCTTTAAACTGCATGCAACCTGAGTCGAACTCAAAACCAACCTTTCCTTCCCACTGGCCGTTTCGGTTTTTGAGAACCTCAAGGTATGAGTCCCACTGTTTGGTATATTTTTCATCCGGCTCCTCACCTAACATCTCTGCCTGAGCAAGCATTTCAATTTTCTTTTTATTTTTGAAAATCATAACGACGCCGTCACTCAAATCTGTGACCGAGCCCGACCCCTTAATGTCGTACTTGTTTGGAGCCAAGTATTCGTTCTCACCCTTCCGGACATGGGTGACTAGAAAAATGGTGACGGGAAAAGCCATCTTGAAATTAACTAACTGCTCAATGAATTTTTGCTGACCTTCGTAATCGTCTTGGCGAACCATGTTAGTTAGGGAGTCAATGACGAACATATTGATGCCGTAACGTCGGTAGGCGTACTCAAAGCAATCCATTAAATCTTTTGGTTTTGGGGTCAGCTTATCGACAAAGAGCCAAAGGTTAGGTGCCAGCCAGTCAAGAATTGCCTTGCGGTAAGGCTTCGGAGGTGTTCCTACACCAGCGGCTTGTCTCATCATCCTGCCGAGGGTTGCTCTCGCAGGCATCTCCATTGAAGCGATTAACACCTTCTGATCTTGCTCGACGGCATTCAGAGCCATCTGCCCTAAAATTAAAGACTTTCCGTGGCCGTTAATTCCACCAACCAACCATAGTTCATGGGGCCGGAACCGAAGATCCTCTTCATCAAGCTTTGCCCAGCCTGAACCGAATCCCGCAGTGTCTTCCTCAATACTAAAGAACTGATCAAGATCATCTTCAAACTCGATCACTGATCTAAGCGTTGACGGATCTTTCCACACCGCCTCATCGTAAGCACACTTCAGCACAAACTCAGCATGTTCATACGCCGCGTTTGGGCTCTCACCACTCATCAAAAGCTCATTGATATCTTTGGTCGGTAGATTAATCCGGAAACAGCGATCACCTAAACGACTCATAATTTCTGCGGCGGCTAACTCACCCTGCTCATCCATATCGGTAGCTATCAAGATGCGCTCGAATCGGGCAAGGTTCTCGTACTCAGCCTCAATCCATTTAGTTTGCTTTGCCCCTTTGCCTCCGCCCATTGGCACTGAAAGGGCTGGAAATCCAAGCTCACTACAAGCAATGGCATCCCATTCGCCCTCGGTAATCCAGACTTCCCTAGCATCAGCCGGTAGTGCATGCCAGCCAAACAAGATTGGCTTTAAGTCTTTTTGTGTGGACGGATTTCCATCGTGATCCATTGGCTTGGTCTTAATGAATACAAGCTCGCCAGAGGGATCGTGAAAAGGGAATACAACATCCTTACCGCCTCTCGCATCAGTTTCATAGATCTTGTATCGGAAACATATCTCCCCTACATCCTTGAAGCCTCTCTTCTCCATGTATCCGTGAAGAATATTACTGTTGTCTTGCTCTGGAAGCTTAGGTTTGGAGTAGGTTTTATTTTTTACGCCGCTGAATTTTTTTGCCGGTGCGCCATCTCGTATGTTAAATCGCTTCTTGGCGTAGTCCATAGCCTCTGTCAGTGAGATTCCCTTTGCATGCTGGATAAGATCGAGCATGTCTCCGCCCTCTCCCGTTGCAAAGTCCATGTATTTACCAGCTTGCTCACCATGCAGATAGATCGACATTGAGCGGCCCTTCTCGCCATCAATCGATCCAACTTTGTAGCACCCTGACTCAATCTTTCCGTCTGGATAAAGCTCTTGGCAGATTCCGGAGGCATGATCACCAAGCTTTTTAGATAGTTCGCGGATATCAATCATTTGACTGCACCAAGCAAGTCATCTTTGCGAGATATGTTTTGAAACTTATGAAGCGTTTGCCACGACGGATCTCCAATCGTGTGCCATTGCCTGCTGACCGCAAAGCTAACAACCTCATCGATATCAAATTTAGCCTTAACAAAAAGCTCAAAGTCTTTAGTCTGCCGAGTGACTGTTGAAGCCGCTGGCTGTTTGCCTCTTGATCGCTTGATCTTGTAGTCCCACCACTGAGTCCAAGCCGCTGTACTAACGCCCGAAGGTTTAATATCAAAAACAGACGCTTTCTTTCTTAATAGTATTTCTTTCTCTATCTTTATACTTAGCTCTTCAATAACAACATGTGGGTTATCAAGATGTGGGTTATCAAGATCTGGGTTACCCACTATCTGGTCAGGTGTGTCATAAACCTCCCAGTCCCACCCAAGAAGCTGACCTTCGAGATTGCGAGTGATGTGGCGCTTAAGGTATCCAGCTTTCTCAAGCTCCTTCGACACTTTCGTCACCTTGTTCGGGCTCATTTTGAAATGGCCGGACAGTTGCTTATTCGTGACCTTCCAGTCAGCTCGGTGCGACAGCAAATAAACTAAGACGCCTACACTCTCTGCGCTGAGAAGATCAGACCTTCGCTCAGACGCTTTGTTTTTACCGCGCAAAAGCGCATTCGGGATTGTTGTAAAAGTTTCTTTTGGGTATGATGCTCGGCGAAAAATCATCTAAATTCCTTGTAGGTGGTATATCAGCCATCTTAGGGTGGCATTTCCATTTAAGATATCATTATTC